CAACGAGAGTGCGTGATAGCTCTGCCCATGTCGTTGCGTTTTCGTGTGCGTACTTTGTATTAAATATATCCTCAGAAAATTTCGTCCGAAACATCGGGTTCTTGTTCGACTTCCACGCCATCTATTATTTTCCTTCCCTGTTTGGCGAAAGTATCTCGCCATTCGATTAATAATTTTTTTGCAGCAACGTCACCACGGATGAGCCGCTTGGCAAATTTTCGTATAGCTTCTTGAGGGATGGTCGCAGCATCACAGACATCAGAGAAATCTTGACTGTCCTCAGAAAGCCATTGGACGGCTTCCTGTTTTACTTGTGCATGCTTCCACTCAGGCCAAGAGGCGTTGAGAGAACGGCCTAGCCCCGCTGCATCAAGTAATGATTGCAGGACTACTGCTCTCCACATTCTGTTTATCGCTTCTAGAGATATCCCAGTCAACAATTTTCTCCTGTGCCTCTGATACTGACCGCACTACAGCAATGGAACACCCGATTGCTTGTAGTTTTTTATGCAGTGCAAGCTGCGCTGGAGAAAGTTTTCCTACCTTTGTCTTCACCTCTAGACCAAAGAACATGCCTTCACTTATAAGCTGAATGTCAGGCCAACCAGCCTGAAGTCCAGCACGTTTTAGTTTAGCACCTCTTACCCTTCCACCGCCACCCGCAGGGAAGGCAGTGAAGCAAACATTTTTCTTTAATTCCTTCTTTAGCATCTCAATTATTTCTATTTGGATAGCTAATTCAGGTTCCTTTCTGACTGTTGAAGCCCTACGCTTCACAGTTTTTTTTCTTTTAACTACATATTTCATACTAAAAACAACAGTGTTCCTGTTCTGTTCACTTGTACACAAGAAAGATAATGTATATGTGGAACATAGTGTCACTATTAAAGGAGTAAATATATGGCGACCTTAGATAGAAAAGTTACGAGAGTTAAACGTGATTACCCAGAGTTTAGGGAACGTTTAAGGGGTGTGTTACACACGAAAGATATGACGCAGACCGATGCTGCTAAATTGGTTGGCATGGATGCTCGTACTTTTAATCATGTTGTCTCTGGTCCTGTACATCCAGACCTCATGCTCATTCGCGAGATAGGTCAAAAGCTAGACATCAATCTCAACTACCTGTTCGGTCTTTCTAAGCAGACAGAAAAAGCACCAGACTCAGTTAACATGAGAGATTATGTCGAGGCTCGTATCTATGCGGCATCGGATGGTGATGAAGAGCTTAAGTTCCTCACAACGATTAGCATGTATAAAGACTTTCAAGCCTTGAATTTAAAAGGAGATGATAAAGAGTTCTTTTATGTGAGAGTTAGTAATACAGATTGTGATGCGCTAGCTAATGAAGGTGTTACCGCTGGGGTAGTTCCACAAGAAACTGTGAGTAAAAAAGGTGTGTACTTGATAAAGACCAACAACCGAATGTATTTCCGCTGGGCTGAAGTAAGGTTTGGTGATGATGAAATAACCGTTTCAACGGATGTCCTTGGCAAAGACGCGGTTAAGGTTTCACCAGATAAGGTCGAGGTAATTGGCATGATGACTTGGAAGGGTGCAGATTTCTGACGTAACGTAGTCTGAAATAAGTTGACATCCTCATACCGTTTTGATACGGTGAGGCATGAAATTAGAACGTACCTTTTTACCTCAGTCGTTGGAGAACTATCTCCATTCAGAAAACTACGACAGTGGCGCACTGCCAACAGACATCAGTGCGACAAGGCTGAAGGACTCGCCAAGAGTCCATCGTCTTCAAAAGAAACACTTCAAAGATATCAAAGTTGATTACCTCAAGCGTGGCTTTGCCAAGCTGGGAGAGGCGTGGCATTCTCATATGGAATCCTACGCTCCGAAGGATTGGATAACTGAAGAGCGGTTTTATGCTGACGTTCACGGCAAGTTTATTTCAGGTGCTATAGATGCGGTCGAGCCTACTGATACAGGCGTAAACATCTGGGACTACAAGGTGATGACATCTTACAAGGCTCAGTCAGAGATGATTGAGTTTGAGCGGCAGCTAAACATATATGCTTTCTTGTTGCGTCAGAATGGAATGAACCCAGAGAGATTGTTTATCAGCGCAGTTGTTAGGGACTGGTCCGACATACGGGTGACGGGTAACTATCCAGATACAATGTTTCCTGTGTTTGAATTAAACATGTGGTCACCAGAAGAGACGGAAGCATATATAAAAGAACGGCTGGACGCTCACTTCTCAGAAGACATACCGCTTTGTACGGAAGAAGAGCGATGGATGTCTCAAGCTAAGTACGCTGTGGTCTCCCAAAAAACTGGTAAGGCCATCCGGGTTTTTAGCACAGAAGATGAAGCCCTTAACTACAATACTAAGTCATCTGTAAGGATTGAAAAGAGAACAGCGGAACCTATTCGATGCAAAAGGTTTTGCGAGGTGGCTGAGTTCTGTGACCAATATCAATCTGAACTTTTTACTCAGGAGTTAGTAACTAATGAATGATAAAATCAAAGACCTTCAATTAAAAATAAACAAGGCTGAGTTTGGCAAGGTAAAGATAGGTGGAAAGAGTTACTCTACAGTCCCCTTGAGGATGGAGTTGTTCAGGTCAAACATGAGTGCAGAGGACATCCTTCCTCTAACCAATGTGTTCACACGGGTTGACATCACTGACGACAAGGTTATCTCTCGCGCCTACTTAGCTGAAGAGATTGATGTCATCATTAATGAAGACGGCTTTGAGTGTGTCTCTATGAAGAACGTAAAAGCAACAGGTACTGCTGAAGAATTAAGGACTGCTCACAACATAAACAAAACCAGTGCTGTCGAGAATGGAGAGACATCAGCCCTTGGGCGGTTAATCGGAAATCTTGGTGTGCATGGTGGGCAGATGGCTTCAGCAAATGAGGTTGTTGATGCTGTGGAAACAGGCAAGGTTATCCACCTAATCACGGCTGACAAACTCCTCGACAGGATGAACGCTTGTAAGAGTAAGCCAGAGGTAAACGGTTTACTCAAAGAGCATAAGGTTTTTCTTGAAGACCTGAAGTCAGATTCAGAGGAGAAGCACTCTGAAATAGTAAAAGAAATTAAAGAAATCAGGAACAATCTTCCTGATATTGTAGCGTAAGGAAAAGAAAATGGCAGATAATTTACAGTCAATTACATTCAGCGGAAACGTTGTTGATGATGCAAAACTATCAGGTGGTGACAAGAACGTTCTTATGTTCAAGGTTGCTCAAAATCAATACGACAAAAGGGCTGAAGACAACCAGCACACACATTGGTTCAACTGCTATAAGTGGTTCAAAGATGAAAGTATCGCGTCAAAGTTTATTGATGGCTTTAAGAAAGGCGCATCCGTCACAGTCATAGGTAAGCTCTCAGCAAAGCTGAACGAGAAGGACGGCAAGAGTTACATGAACCTTGATGTCAGGGTTGATGACTTTACTCTTCCCCCAAAGGGCGCGGCTGCTGCAACGACATCTAAATCCACTGAAATGGATGATGATATCCCGTTTTAAAACAAAGAAGGTACGGTCAAAGAAACATCTAGACAGGGTGAGGTCTTTACCTTGTCTAGTTTGTTTTCACCCACCTCGTTCTCATGCCCACCATATCCAGTTCTCTGAAGAACGTGGGTTCGGGCAGAAGGTGGGTGACCAATACACCGTGCCGCTTTGTGGCTTGTGTCATCACAAGCTGCACACATGTCGAGATGGTGAGCGTTTATTCTGGGTGCTTGAGGGTGTGGATGCTTTGAAAGAAGCAGAGCTTTTGTGGAGAGAAACAAATGCCGAAACCTAAGTTAGCCGATGAAACAAAAACCTATAACTTGTTAATGCCCTTAATAGATTGGACCATCCTTGCAAAGATTGCCCACCAGCAAACCGTTAAACAAAACAAACATATCTCTGTTGGTGCGCTCATTCGTGACGCATATCAAGCGGTCTACTACGAGGAGTTAGAATAGTGAAGCCTATCCCTCTGTCAGCATTCCAAGAAGTCTCTGGGTTTGAGGCAAAGAAACACAACATGAGACAAACAAACGATGGACTGTGGCAGCTTACACTAACAGTTGCTGAGTTTGGAAATGCTGACTGGCTCATCCACGCACAGCCGGGAACTCCGTTGGCGATTGGTCTTCAGGCTCTCGACTACGATAATCCTGAACAGCCAAAGGAAAGCCCCAACAAACGGTACATCCAACGAGCCGCGCTTCTCTGTAAGGAAGAAAGTTTCCAGAAGTTTATGGAAGTTAAGTCAGCGGTCGAAGGGTTCTATGGCTGGGGACTTGGAGATATGGAGATAGAAGCTGCGTGTGCTTTGAGAGCCTACTTACAAATTAAAAGTAGGTCCGACCTAGGTCATCAAGATAGTGAGTTGGCCCGTGCAAAAATGGACATGCTTATAAAGGAATGGAAGTCATAACTTTGTAGTTACGTTGACCCGGCCCGGCAACCCATAACTTATAACTTTTAATATTAACTAGTCAGGGTAAGAGATGACAGAGCAAGATACAGTCTTAACAGTTCAGCAACTAATGAGTAGGTGGAATGTATCACGGTCTACTGTGTATCGAATGATACAGCGCGGTGATATTTCAGTCCTAGACTGTGGACGATTGGTACGAATTCTGTTAACGTCCGTCTGTTCTTATGAAAATAAAGGAGAAGAGCAATGGAATATACACTTCGCAGGAAGGGACAGAGAAACTTTGAAATCTTCTGGCCCGAAAAAGTCCTTGTTAAGGGACAGTGGAAAACAAAATACCAGAGCATTTCAACAGGGACGAAAGATGAAACAGAGGCTAGGTTATTCTATGATAACTTCCTGAATGGATTAAACTCTGAGCAAATAGGGGTTTGTACTCATATAAGTCAGGTGTTGCACGAATATACAAAGGAGTTAGTTGCGCGAGGAACTACAAATAAAAATCTTGAAAGGCATCACTCTATTGTGAAACAGCTTCTTATCCACATGGGTGATTTAGAAATACCAACGATAACAAATCGTAAGACTGTGGAGTACATCCGAAATCGTAAGGTGAAAGCCTCGACAGCTTCACGCGAATTAAGTTTACTACATGCTGCATTGATGTTTTGTCGCAAGGTTGAGTTGATTGACTGGAATCCTGTACAATTTGAGAACGTCAAATCTGGCGTGAGGGATAGGTACTTATCGCGTGAGGAGATTGCCGCGCTTCTGGAGTCCTCTGACAGCTATCACTTAAGTTTATGGCTCAACATAGCTTTGTCTACGGCAGCGCGGTCTGGGGCCATCCTAGGGCTACACAAAGACCGCGTCAGCATGGATGATAATATTCTCGACTTCCGTGACCCAACAATCACTGGAAAAAAGAAGCCGCGTCCAGTAATTCCTATGCCAACAAAACTTCGTCCTCACATTGCTGATGCAATTAACAGGTCAAAGTCTGGTTATCTTGTAGAGAAAAAAGGTGAGCCGCTTCGCTCAATCTACCCATGCTTTATGAAAGCTGTTAAAAAAGCTGGGCTATCAACCGATGTTACGCCCCATATAATGAGACACACTTGTGCAGTCCACATGGTGAAAGATGGTGTGGAAATTTACGAGGTGAGTAAGTATCTAGCACACACGTCCATAGAGATTACTCAAAAACATTATGCAAAATTTCACCCAAACTTTATGAAGAAGAGTTCTGAAGTTGGTTCTTCTCTTATTGAAGCGCCTAAATTTTCTGTGGTGCAGGGTTGACACATCCTGACACAATGTGACACAACGTGACACAAGCTCTGGTGCAACTCGCTTTCAACTAACTGTATTAATTAATAAATTTCAGCATACGGGATGCCATCTTTATTAAAGGAATACAATAAGTTGCAATGCATTGCACCAGACTTGCACCACTCTCTGAAACAGAAGGGGTGTTGTGTAACAAAATAACCCGTGTTACCGTTAATTAACTGGAGACAAGCAATGCACGATAAAATAAATGAAGGACAACCAAGAACAGGCTTTGACCTCTCAATAGGATATGGCTCAAGCCGTAAGCCAGCTAAAATAGAACTCGGTGCTTCCGATTTTTATTTAGTAATTCAGAAACAAGCGTCAGCTAATATCGTTCAGATTTCTTATGATAGCAAAGCACTGCCGTTTGAAGGTGGGCCTCAGTTGTTAGCCACACTTCCAATGCAGGATGATGAGTCTGAGAGTTTTGCGTTTGTTGGGGATGCGCTGAAAAGAATTACACAGGGATTGAAAGACGACTGAAACGTTTAGAAATTCTTTCGGCTCTCTCTTGGGTTTGCTTACTCCAGCGAGAGTCTAAGATTTCGGTGGCTACAGAATCCCAATCACCATCTTCAGCAAAGGCTATTGATTTTTTAAACTGAGATAGCCGTGGCCTACCTAGCTGGAAGCACATATTTGCAAAGCATCTTTGTGCTTCCTCAGGATAACTCTCCCACCCCTTAAAAAGTATCATGCAGTCAGCGACACAGTTTGCTACGTCCTGCTCAAAGACTTCACGCACTCTCTCCATTGACACCTCAGTGCCGATATCCTTGCCCCACTCAGGGTCTGTCCTTAACACAGCGTGGCCTATCCCAAACGTGGCTACCGATTCGGTACAAAGATACGTCTCTAATTTACAACCCTCATCAATAGTTAGTTCTTCCATTAACAAGTCAATCTTCATTCTTCTTACCCCGCTCGGTAATTTCTTCGATGGTTCGACCACAACCTGTGCAATATTTTCCTGTCGAGTCGAGTGTGCAAACCTTGACGCAGTCTTTCATTCTGTTCTTCCTCGCTTGCTCTGGGGTTGTGTGGTCATGCATGTCCCACATTATCATTGCTCAATGCCTAGCATACGAGATAAACCGAACACTTCTAACAGCATGAATGTAAAGAAAAGCAACAAGATACTACCCGCAATTAATTTACCGCTGAAGTTTGTACTACCTATTCGTATAGCTATGAACTCGTTACCCAATATTCTGAGTATCAACTCAAAACTATTCTCAGTAATGCCAATGGATATGGGCTTTTCTTTATCGCTCACTTCCTAAATGCCCCGATACTTTTGAGACCAAAGGACGCACCGATTGAAGCTAAGATTCCCCACGATATAAATTCTGGGCAGTCTTCTTTGAGTACAATAAAGCCTTGCTTGATATAAGGCTGGGCATCAGGCCACATACAAGCTGCAATTAATAAAATAAAGGCTATGGTCCATGCCTCATCTTTCCATGACGAGTCAGTGGCTTTTATAGCGGCCTCTTCCCAGTCCCCATCTTGCTGAACTTTGGTAACCTTGGCCTCAATTTTTGCGACTTCTAGCTTCTGTGTTGCTACAGCCTTTTCTTTCTTGTTGTTGAAATAACCCTTGGCTAACTCAGCAACGGGTCCAATTAGACTTGCTAAAATCATAGCTGTGTTCCTTTCAAAACATCGCAACGAAACTTCTGTGGTTTTATTTTACCCTTGTTTATTTCAAGGATAGCATTACCCATCTGGTAGGCGCGGCTTACGCATTGCTCTCGCGTTTTGTACGGACCCCACGCATCGGTGTATTCCCAGCATTCGGTAGGGCTGGCAACGAGGCAAGCCAAGACAATTGTTTTAAACATCTCTTATTCTCTTCTTCAGTTTCGCCATATCTGACACGATACGATTGCGCTGAATAATTAGTTGGTTGAGTTTTTTCTGTTTTGCTTCAGGCTCTAACCCTGAAGACTTCACTCCTTGGATTTGGTCGTTAATTTGATTGAGTTTGACGTAACGTTTGTTCAGCGTCTTTTTGATGGAGATGAGTGCGCGGTTGTCTTTTCTCATCTCCAACGCTGCTTCGTAGTCACCTTCCTCTCTCAAGCGATTGATGCCTCTTACAACTTCGTCAGCTTCACGCTTCATCTCGTAGAAATCAGACATATACTTTGATGCGGGGTCAGCAGGGCGGTCCTTGATAAAGCGGTTCAGACCAAGCGCAGCCGCTGCATGTCCAGAGATGTCATCACCAAACACCCCGGATGGTTTCTGTGGAACAGCCCCTGACCAGCCAAGGATAGTGTCAACGCCAGCTAAGAAGTAAGAGCCAAGGCTACCAGCATAACCATTGATTAAAGTCTCAGCTTCGATAGGTGAGATACCCAGTGCGCTGCTCACCCTTCCAATCTGTTTGGCGGTCTCGCTTGTTGTTGAGTAAGAACGCATCTCTGTCGGCAAGCCCTTGACACCAAGACTTTCAATCGCCCGACCCCTAAAGAAATCATAGTTCGATGCGACCTCGACCAAAGGTTTCACTGCCTGAGGTATCGGGTTGAAGCTGAAGTTGTTCAGGAATATCTGAAGCACAGCATCCTTAACCTCTTCACCGTCACGGTTCTTTATATAATCAAAGAATAATTCGGGAATGGTGCTGAAGACCGCGCCGATTTCAAACGGCTTT